TTGAAATACTCAACATCCGTATTCACAGTCTTTATATCGTAGCAGTTATATTGTCTCATCAATAGTCCTCCCCATAGTAACCATAGTCCTCATCAGTTCCGTGTCCTGCATCACGCATGGCCGAATCAAAATCCCCATCCATGCTATCATCGTAATAATCATCCTCAATCATCTCTCCAAAACTTTCAACGTCAATCATTCCATCGTCAATGTCATTCCATTCATCATCGTGGTAATTAGCCATGTCAACAACTCCTTCTTTCAGTAGTTCATTCATCATACCAGAAAACTTTACGGGGTCAACATCAAAAAAACAGAGTCGCGGGTTGTCGTTCATCTTACTGGTCTCCGTGTGTGTCTATACCTTGGCGGGTTGGGTGATACTTGTCTACTGTCGTGCAGCCAACTCGCAACGTGCTGCGATTAGAGCGGCCTTCACGGTTTCGACTTCCTCAACTCTGGTAAAGTTTGGCAGTTTGTGTTCTGCTACTTCGATCCACACTGAAAGCAATTCAGTGGTCATCGTGTTGAAATACTTGCGGTAATCGTTGACGCTTGGGTAAATAGTCATTTGGTTTTCTCCTTACTTTCTATATCGACATTCTAGCAAACGAACTTGAGTCTGTCAACCCCCACAAACGGGGGTGGCAGGATATTCTTCGGTGATTATTTCACAATGCTCACCGCAATCGTTGCAGATACCATACTCAATCTGAGCGTCATCAAGATAAGCACCACAACAGTCTGAAATGTAGAGGATTTGCATTTCCATTTTTATTTCTCCTTCTCTTTCCTAACAGTATACCAACAAAAGTTTTTTTGTCAACCCCCACGTTGGGGGACTAGATGCGATATTCCAGAAACTTCAGCGTGAACTGAACGTTTGGATACTTGCCAGCGATATATCGCTCGGCAGTAGCCTTGCGATTGTCGGTAGCACCAACCAACTGGACAACCTTTCCATCAACGTACACTTCCCAGATTTTCCGCTTGCGGATGCGGGGAAGGTTGGCAAGGATGTCGAAAGTCTTAGCGTGATTTTCTTTTTCTGATTCTCCAGAGTCAAGTTTTCCAATTTCAATACCTATATATAATGCACATACCGTGCCATTCGCAAAATATTTTTGAGTCTATAAAACAAGGGGTTTTCGTATACACCCCCCATTGTGACCGTGCTGCATTGTGCTACGTTTTTTGCATTTTGCATTGCATTTTGCGCCACCCCTTTGGGGGGTGCGAGGCCCGCCACGACCCCCTCGAAAGGGGGGTGACATTTGTACACTACGTTAGATTGTATTTCCAGCGGAAACGCAACTCTTTTGCAGCACCACGGATGATGCACAGCCAGATTTCCCTACTTGCCCCAGTTGCAGTATCTAGGGCAATTTGCCCATTCTTCAGCCAAGCCTGAATTTCCCTAGTTTCCCAATTCTCAAAATTGTACATACTATCCTCAGTTGATGAAAAGTACAGTGAAACAGCCAACAAGAAACGCAAACACCAGAAGAAACTTATCTTCTCCGCTCATTCTACCACCTCTTCACAGTATGGGTTATCGTCAATCGTTGCCAAAAATTCCTGCTCTTGCTGATCCAGCCAAGCCTCGTATTCAGCCCGTGCCTCGTATTCCTCAAGTTCAGCGAAGTAGTCAAAATCAAGTCCCATTGGTTTCACCTTAGCAGATAGGGGTATAGTGGCAGAAGATAGAAACAATAGTCGCAACTAGAAAGCCTGCAATCAACAGCAATTCTTGGTCTGATTTGTGCATTGTCAATCCTCCTTAGTTGACGACGACGAGTGATGATGTCTTGTTCAGATAAAAGCCACGATAGCCCTCATCGGTTTTCACTGTGAGGAGATAGCCCTTCTCAACACAATGCTTGACCGACTCAACAAAGCCATGACGATACTTGCCATTGTATTGGCAGGTGATTTCTTTTCCATCAAGAACAGTGCTTTCAATTTTCTTCATCATTTTTCAATTCCTTTTCTAGTGGTTATCAACTTTTCTCTAGTATACCTTATCGGCGGTTTGCTGTCAAGTCCTAAAATCTTTTTTTGTCAAAATTGTGGTTGTTGTGGTAGAATCAGGCAATTCCTGCCCTTCCCTTCCCTTAGTTGCTATAAGCCCTGTTCAGTTCATTTTGCCAGAAGCGAACCAAGAGCGGATCTTGTGAAACCTTAGCAGGAAAGGTGTCTGCTGATTGAACAGCGAGAACCTGATTGTTCTGCGAAAGGAAGATTCGCATCTTGTTGAGGATAGTGTATCGAACGCCGTTTGCTTCGAAGTAGGGGACGAACTTGGTCATTTCTTTTCCTTTTCTTTCTTGGTTACTTGCTATGTCCTAAGTATATACAATAGATCGTCACTTGTCAAGTACTTTCTTGAAAATATTTTGGATTTTTTTCGCACTGCAAATATCGTGCCAAAAGTTTTTTTCTTTACCCCTCCTTTGGGGGGTTCGCGGCCTACCTTACATCCCCCATAAGAGGTGGGGGTTTTATCTTGTAATATCTTTCTCGATTTTGCAAGCGAAAATGCCGGGGTGGTTCATACACAATAAAATTACCAATTACAAATGTATTACCCAATCCTCTACAATCGAGCCTATAAGTTGCTTTTTTTTACCAATAGAGTGTATAATCTCATATAAGGAGAAATTAATATGAAAAATGTATCTCACCTATCTTGCAGTTTGCATTGTAAAGCTTCTGAGAACTTAGAAGCATCTATAGCCAAAGACCTTGAATGCCAAGATAGGCCACTCAAGGAAATAATTATAGATGATGAAAAAAAGGAAACTGAAGATACCGAAGCAGCCGACATATGAATCTTGCTTAATTGAATCTAAAACATTGCGATTATTAGGGTGCGAAGCTCTCTGTGGCAGCTATATAAACAACTTGGGATTTAATCCATGTTTTAGCTGTGACTGTAATAATTTCTCATGTAATTTTAGTTCTGATGAAATATTCTACTATAAGCTAGAACATTACAAAAAAGACAAAGTAATACATTCTGAGGTAGGCTTAGGTCAGCTTATAACGAATAATTCAGAATATTATATAGAAAGACTTCATAGTATCTTTTCTGAAGACACAAACGGTACTGTTGTGTACTCAGCAAACTTTTATAAGACAAATCCTTCATCTAATGATGAATATCTGCAAGTTACCAATTACACTCCGACAGATTTCCGCCAATATCTATTATCGCCCCACTCTATAGTAATATCAGATAGTGACTCTCACTCATCGCCCATTTGCATCGATGATGATTCATTAATTGGAAGAAACAAAGAAGATATTACAAGCATAAGTATTCAATCAATTTGCGAGGCATCTCTAAGTTATATTTCTTCTTTTAAAAAGTCTATACATCTTAGCGCTCATAAACTTTATTGCAAAATATTAAATTGTGATAGCATAGTTCTATCTAAAAAGTCTCTTGCAAAAAAAGCCCCAATGGGTACTATATCTTGGGACTCTTCTGATAATAAGCTTAAGTTCTACAACGGAAAGGAATGGCTTAATATACAAACTGGAGGATCTAATATTGAGAATACCTAAGAACATGTCAAAAGAGGACACTGTTAATACAATAACTCTTGTAGTTGAAAGAATCGCCCCTAAGTATACTTTTCCTAACTTCGACGTAGATGATATAAAACAAGAAGCGTTTATTATATGCATTGAGGCTCTTGAAAGATATGATAATAAAAGATCTCTCGAAAACTTTCTCTCAGCTAATTTATCTAACAGGCTTAAAAACTTCGTTAGAGATAGATATGGTCATGCAAAAGACATAGAGAGAAAAAAGGTTTCTTCTCCCGCATCTTTATCTGACATTATTGCAAACACTTATTCATACGAAGAATTTAATGATATTAATATAGACAACAAAGAGTTCATGCGGCGAGTAGAAGATAAACTTCCTGCCAACCTAAGAGAATCTTATTTAAAATTCATAAACGGAGTAAAGATATCAAAAACAAAAAAAACAAAACTACTCACTTTCATAAAGGATATATTCAATGAAGAAGGGTAGAATATCTAAAGAAGAAGAGCGAACCATATCCCGTTTAGTCGAAAGCATGACGCCAGAAGACATTGCAAAGAAACTTAACAGAGACACCTCTTCTATAGAAAGTTTTATTAAGCGTAAGTTCAAGGTAGGACTCACGAATGAAGAGTTCGCTGCGTACTCACTTGAAGACCGCCCCTACTGGGTAGAGCTTCGCCAACAGTTCACTCAAGATGAACTAGAACTATTTAAATACCACTGGTCCCGCATTATATCACAGTTCAAGGATGACGTATTTCCAACAGAAGAACTACAGGTCGTTGATGTTATTAAGCTTGAGATACTTATGAATAGATGTCTAAAGGGCAACAAGGAGAATATCGAACAAATAAACGTATACGATAAGATGATTAAGGATGAACGGTCTAGAGACAAGGATCAGCAGGATCATGATTACATTATTAACTTAGAACGTCAGGTTGCTTCGCTTAGGGCGTCTCAGGAAAGCCTAAATCGTGACTACCGTGAATTGCAAGCAAAGAAGGCTTCTATGTTGCGAGAAATGAAGGGAACCCGTGAGCAGCGAATAAAGAGACTTGAGGACAGCAAACAGAGCTTCACAAGTTGGGTTGCTGCGATGATGCAAGACCCTGAACGCATGAAACGTTACGGCATTGAGATGGAGAAGATGAGGAGGGCGATGGTTAAAGAGGGCGAAAGACTTTCTCAGTTTCATCAATATGAAGACGGAGTTATAGATCAACCATTCTTAACACCGGATACTGTAAAGGACTAATTAATGGACCCAGAATCACTAGCTGTAATTTTACCATGCTGGAGTTTAGCAATTGGATTTGAATTATTAGTTGTAGGATATTTTATTAACTTAGCAAAGAACAAGGACTAAAAATGACGAAAGCAATTATAACGGGCGTTACGGGACAGGATGGAAGCCATCTTGCAGACTTGCTTTTAGATAAAGGATATTATGTTATTGGCATATCTCGACGTTGCAGCACAGACAATACACAAAGAATTAAACATATTTTAAATCACGAAAGATTCAAGTTAGTCGAGGGAGACATCACGGATGTAAGTAGTGTAATTAATATATTCAAAGATAACGAAGATGTTGATGAAGTCTATAATCTAGCGGCACAGTCGCATGTAGCAACCTCATTCAAACAGCCAGCACTTACATGGGATATTACCGGAAAAGGCTGTCTAAATCTATTACAAAGCCTTGTGGACTTAAATATGAAACACGTTAAGTTTTACCAAGCGTCTTCCAGCGAAATGTTCGGAAGCTCTTATGACGTAGACAGAAGTGGAGATAAATACCAGAATGAAAACACTAAATTCATGCCACAGTCGCCATACGCAATTGCTAAGTGTGCTGCTCATTATGCCGTTAGTTTGTATCGCGGTGGTTACGGTCTACATGCTAGCTGTGGCATATTATTTAACCACGAAGGTCCACGCAGGGGTGAAAATTTTGTTACACAGAAAATAATTAAGTGGATAGCAGATTTCATAAAATGGAGAAATTCTTACGAAAACCCTATATTGCTCTTTAGCGATGACTATATTAGTATTGGTAACGACAAATTCCCGAAACTAAGACTCGGTAATTTAGAAGCATATAGAGATTGGGGTTATGCTGGCGATTATGTAGAAGCAATGTGGTTAATGCTACAGCAAGAAATTCCAGAAGATTATGTTATATGTACCGGAGAAACTCACACCGTATCTGAGTTCCTAAATATAGCTTTTTATAGCGCTGGTATTACAGATTATGGTAATTTATACGTAATAGACCAACAGCTTTGTAGACCATCAGAGGTAGACTATTTAAAAGGAGATTGCTCAAAGGCCAAAAATAAACTGGGCTGGCAACCCAAGACCAATCTGGAGGGGTTAGTAAAACTTATGCTGGATGAGAAATTATAAAATATACATAGATTTTTTTGACGTTTATCAAGAACTCACAAAATACAATCTATACGAATTCCATACCCCATTTACAATTTTATTCATAGAAGCTTCTGATCCAGATGATGCTTGCAATACAGCAATGTATAGACTTATGTATCTAATCATGAGGCAAGATGAGAGCTTGCAAACCAGAATAGTTTGTAGAAAAATAAGAAAGTATTTACGTATAGATAAAATTTACGCGCTATGAGAAGAAACTACAACGATCCCCACTACAAGAAATTCAGAATGTCTGTACTAAACAGAGACAGGTTTAAATGCCAAATGCCTAATTGTAAAAGCAGAAAAGATCTGCATGTACACCACATACAAACTTGGTCAAACGCCTCTTCTTTAAGGTACGAACCGTCAAACGGAATTACCCTGTGTCGCCATTGTCATAAGTCAATAACCGGAAAAGAATCCCACTACGAAAATTTATTTAGAGAGATTATCAATGGCAAAATATAAAAAAGCTCCTGACTTTACAGTAATTAAAGACACCAGAGAGCAAGATGGATATTATTTTAGCAAATTTAATACTTGCGCCGGTATGATAGATCAGAAGCTTGATACCGGAGATTATTCAATACAAGGCTTGGAAGACAAAATATGCGTAGAGAGAAAGGGGTGCGTCGAAGAACTAGCTATAAATCTAGGACAAAAGAAACACGCTTTCTTGAATGAAATAGAAAGAATGAAGCCATTTCCGCACAAATACTTAGTTTTAGAATTTTCTCTGGAAGACTTAATAAAGTTCCCCAAAGACACCAGAATACCCGTAAAGAACAAGGCTTCGCTAAAGATAACGGGTAAGTACATGCTAAAATGTTTAATAGAGTTTGAGTTATACAATGACGTACACGTACTCTTCTGCGGAGATAAATATACGGCATTCCTTGCTGTTAGCAGCATTTTCAAGCGAATTAACGAAATGTATACTATCGGGAGAAAGACATAAGATGAACAACAATGATAAAGATCTCCTATATGATTTGCACAATTATGGTGCTAATCTAGATACAAGGGAAATTTTTTTACATAATTACTATACTTCTGGCGACGACGAAAATCCGGGAGTAGAGTACAAGATGTCAAACACTTTTCTTAAAAATCTACGTGCGCTAGAATTAAAATCAGACAAACCAATAATTATTCATATGCAGAGTGTTGGTGGTGAATGGTCTGACGGCATGGCAATTTATGACGCTATTACAATGTCTAAATGCCATATAACAATGATTGCTTACGGACAAGCAGAGTCAATGAGTAGCATTATATTTCAAGCTGCGGATTCTAGACTAATAACTCCAAATACATACTTCATGTCTCATTATGGAAGTAGTGCTGTTGGTGGTCACTATCTAAATGTTCAGAACTGGATTAAGTATGAAAAATACATATGCGACATAATGCTAGACATTTACGCTTCCCAGTGTGTTAATGGCCCATACTTCGTAGAAAAATACGGAAGAGGGTCTACCACTAAAGTTAAGAATTACCTAAATACCAAACTTAAGTCTGGAGACTGGTATGTTAATGCAGAAGACGCAGTTTATTACGGATTCGCTGACAAAGTTATAGATTCATGGCAAAACATAAACTAAAAACAATTGACGAAGCTTGGCTTGGAATAGATTCTTTAGAGGCGGATCTGTTTAATCCCATGTCTGTACTCAGAGCAACTGATGATGATTTCAACTTAAGGTTGGCTTGGCTAATGACTAGGCCAGAATATTTGTCGTTTATATGTAAAGAAATATTAAATGTTCAACTGTTGCCATCTCAAGCTCTATTTCTTAAAGAGATATGGAATAGAAAATTCCCAATGCTTATAGCTAGCCGAGGCTTTGGTAAATCATTCATGCTTTCTCTCTATGCTGTGCTTAGGGCGCTCATATTGCCACGTAGAAAGGTAGTTGTTGTCGGTGCTGCATTTAGACAGTCTAAAGTTCTTTTCGAGTACATGGAGACGATATGGCGCAATTCTCCTATGCTCAGAGATATATGCGATGGAGACAGTGGACCACGTAGAGATACTGACAGATGCACCCTTCGTCTTAATGATAGCACAGTTACATGTTTACCACTAGGCGATGGACAAAAGATTAGAGGTCAAAGAGCTAACGATATTATCGCTGACGAATTCGCTTCTATACCTAGAGAGATTTTCGAAAACGTTGTGGCTGGTTTTGCAGCTGTGAGCGCAGACCCA